TTATAACGAGTCTTTCCCGTGTAAATCTTTATTCGCTACACATTGAAAAAATGCGATTGCCTTATCAATTCTCTTCCGCATCTCCAACAATAGATTTCGTTCCTGCCCTTCTTTTCTAATGACGATAAATTGTTGAACAGCTGTGAGAAGTTCAAAAGCAGCATGTCTAATTTCATTATTTGTTACGATCTGTACTTCATTGTATATCCGTAGATAATTTAGGTAATCCTCACCTTTACCATTGCTCGCGTTGTCGTAATAAGTCTGAACCAAAATCTGTGATTGCGTTAATAGCTCAACGTAAAGCCATTTTTTGTGTTCATTAAGTTTATAAGCAGTTGACTTTTCTTCTTTTGCTATCTCATGCTTTTGAGTTAACAAAAGAATAATGTAACCTGATACTGCCGTTATAAGCGATCCCAAACCAATTTTTAAAGCTGAGTCGATCACATCAAGTTTTGTCATTTGGGTATCCTATAGAGTAATGAGCATCGTATGACTGAAGTTTATAGTTGACTTTCACCAAACAGACAAGATGATGATGTACAATCGAGTCTAAAATTTATAAAATATCAATTAGAACGATGCGCCTGTGTCATAACATGATGTTTTAAAAGCAAATGCGATAGTTACGACAAATGAAAAAATACCCCCTAAAAAAAATATTATTTTTTATCTGTTTTTGTAGTACGAATTCCTACAATGTTTTCTGAAGCAACTAATTTGAACAATCTATCATGCCGATCTTGGCCCAGCGAAATAAGTAAGAGTTTATCACCACAAGGCCCTATTAAACTCCATGCATCTGTAGTCCCAGCCAAATTGACTTTTGGCAGTGAAGTTGAATCTGCTCGCTCGATTAAACTGGCTCTTGATTTACCCATAAGGTCAGGAGCTTGTGAAAAACAAAAAAATAAAATGAAGTACAATAGATACACTTCATAACCACCCCACTTTATTTCTTTAAGTGCTAAACAACCGATCAACTCACCTATCGTTGCTCCTGTGGAAAAAGCCCAGAGCATACTGCTTATAAATATTAAGGCAGTGACACCAGATCTGTTATCTATAGCCAATGATAACAAGTATGTAATAGTAGCAAGAATAATAAAAATAATGGCCCATCTTCGAAGCCACCTCACTCCAATATTTTGACTAGCAAGTTCGGCCACACTAATAAGAGTTACAACGGCAATAGTAGAGATGAGAGGGATGCTAGTTTGCATCACTTGTGTTGGAGTGAGTAAGGAGGTCACCCAAGGCGCTCCAAGCTCGCTATAATAGGCTGAAGCTTCTTTCCAGCCAATAATATAAGCAAGTGCTGTAAAACCAACGATTAAGCCGGCAAGTTGTGACAGTAATCCTAAAACTACTCCTGTCGCTCGAAGTGTATTATCTGTATTAGGAAGATGATTTGTTGACATGGGTAGATTCACTTAGCGTAACATTCCTGAAATTTAATATAGCAAGCATTCAATGATTAGAATATGTTTTATGTTGAATTTACTACTTTTTTACTTAGATAGGCGATTCATCGTTATCCTTCCATATCCGGTTAATAACGAATGTCACTATTCCTAACACTACGACGTCGTCGAGTGCTTCACCTTCCAGCGCCTCACCATCACGAGTAATAAACGCCTTCCCCATAACTTTCGCAAAATCTGTACCGCCGGAGTACTGGATCAATACCGTGTCCTGCTGCTTTGGTTTAACGGAGAAATCAACTATGGCATAACCAGTTTCAGTCTGTACGACCCGAGTATTAGGGCCGATGCTGCATAGCTTATCGACGGTTAGCCGTCCCTCTACATAGTCTGATGCTGGCGATGGAAAGCCCACTATTACAGCCCTCCATTCGGGTTGTAAAGCTGGAACGTGCGATCATCGCCTTCCTGCGTTGAGACATCCCGGAATGTCGTCACATAGTGCTCTATCCACTGGTTAGCCTGGCGCGGTGACCATATCCAGTTAACTTTTGCGAGTTCCCGGATAAAACCGGACGTTGTCACGGTGCGACGGCCATTAGGCTCAATGACAATTGCCTGACGCCAGGCTATTTCGATATCTGAGTTTCGCGGCATATCCCCCCCTCAAATGTCGCGGTAGGGATACCCGTTACCGGATACCCCCCGCACAGATCCCGGCGTGCGCGATTTACGCACCGGGCTCCTGCCTCGGGTGTCTGGCGGTGAACCGCTCCACAGGCCATGGATGAAGAACCCGAACCCTTGGTAGCCATGCGGCTGCCAGTTTGTTTGCTTTCGTCCAGGTCGTATCATCCTTCTGGCTCCTGCGCCTGAGCGCCCGGTGCCAGAGGTTTGTTACGTGTGTCCTGAACTTCTGCATGGTGGGGAAGTTGCCCGGTACCGAGTGATAGTTCAGGTATCCCTGAACCACTCTCCTGAGCCATTTTCCCTGTTCGGGGATTGAGTAATGCCAGCGCCTTCGCAGACCGTCTTTGATGGCTTTCAGAGTTGCCGTCATCCGATCCCGGCGGGTCTTTCGTATCAGCATGAACCTGCCGTTGCGATCTTTCCCGCTGATGTGCGTGAACCCGAGGAAGTTGAACGTTTCTGGTTTGCCTTTTCCCCTGATGGCACGGTTTTCGGCAGCGAAGCGGCCGAACTCCATCAGACGGGTTTTCTCCGGGTGAACCGTGAGTCCGAACTCCCTCAGTCTGCGCTGCATGGCTATACGGAAGCGCCGGGCATCGTATCGTTTGTCGAACCCGATGACGATGTCATCGGCGTATCTGACCATTACCACATTGCCTGTGGCATAGCGACGTCGCCACTGATGCGCCCACAGATCGAAGACGTAGTGGAGGTATATGTTTGCCAGCAGCGGTGAGATGACCGCACCCTGTGGGGTGCCTTCCTCCGTTGCTCGCCATTGACCCTCCTCCGACGTCCCGGCTGTGAGCCACTTACGTATGAGCCTGATTACCCTCCGGTCGCCGATCCGATGCTCTGTGAACCTGATCAGCCATTCGTGGCTCACCCTGTCGAAGAACTGACTGATGTCGGCATCCAGTACCCAGTTTACGTTAGTGCGTACCAGCCCTGTGGCCAGTGCGTCCAGTGCATCGTGCTGGCTTCGCCCGGGTCTGAACCCGTATGAGAACCCCATAAAGTCGTTTTCATAGACTGCGTTCAGGATTTTCACCAGCGCATACTGGACGATCTTGTCCTCCAGCGAGGCGATGCCGAGCGGGCGTTGTTTTCCATCCGCTTTTGGGATGTAGTGACGCCTGCCGGGCTGCGCCCTGTAGCTGCCCTGATGTAGCCTCCGGTGCAGATCTGTTATGTTGTTCTTCATGTTTCCGGCGTAGTCCATCCACCTGATGCCATCCACTCCGGCGGCCGCTTTCCTGCTCAGGGAGAGGAATGCGGCTTCCAGTGCTTCGACTGTCAGCAGGTGGAACAATGCTGTAAACCGTTCTTTCTTCCGCTGCTTCGCAGCTTCCCGCACGCGTGACAGCCTCTGTGACATGCTTTCCCGGCTCTGTGTCCGGCGCATGTGTGGCTGTTCCGCGTTCCCCTTGGCCCCGCTCCTTCGCTCCACTGACTCCGCTCCTTTCGGGTTGTTCGCCTGCTTCGCCGCTACTATGAGCGAGTCCGACTTCTCCTCTCCGTACATCACCGGCTATGACTCCTCGTCTTCCCGGTGCGGGCCATCTCCGACACTGGCAGATGGTCAGAGGGGAGATCTCCCGGTTCCCGCGTAGAGATCGTATTGACATGCCAGGGTCTCAGACCCCGCCGGGTCCATGTGGCACTCGCAGTATCGCACCCTATGATGTTGCCTTCCGTTAACAGTACAACGTCGGCACCCGGTAATTTAATATACATTTCGTGGCTCAATGGCTGGCCTGTCAACACCCCTGTCAACGCTTCGCCCCATACCTCGCGGTATGCAACGCATGACTCGGGGACCTTGTGGATTGCTGGTCCTTCAATGGTCGGGGACTTTCACCCCTTGATCTCTAACCGGTCTCCCGGCGCACACTGTTTTTATATACAGTAGATTCATTGAGAGATATGATCAATACAGGTTCCAGCTATCGATCAGGCACACTGACGCGAAAAAATGATTTTTCTGGAGCAGAAAGATACATCTCGCATTGAGTAATAGTTCGGTGACATCATCTGCCAGCCAAATCACAACACCGCAAGCCGGGATACTCCTGGTGGCGTCTGATACAATACTCATCTGGTACAGATGGTTAATACGGCCCTCAAGACTTGTTGAAACATTCATTCACAAGTGCTTTAATTCATGCTAATGTCTAAAACTAGTTAACAAAAGCTTACAATTAACATACCTAAATAGAGAGGGCTGCAATGCCAAACTATTCTGGACTTACTGTCACAGGTTGTGACACTGGTTTCGTTTTGCCATCAGATTCATCGTCAACCTTCCTTAACGCTCGTGTTGAAAAATGCCGCGTCGGATTTCTTGAATACAACTCAAAGGAATTGTACGACACTCTATTAAAAACCCTCTATGAAAATCAAAGTGAGTTTGATTCACTTAAGAAAGAAGTTGAGTCAGCAGATTTAAACCAAAAAGAGAAAGATGAGAAAATAAAATCATCATCTATTTTTTCAAAATTAGCCATTGTGGCTGATGTTGTCACGGTTTACGCTTTCCTGGCCCCGCTACTAACATAAAAAGCCTTCACTAAAAATCAGAAAAAGGACTAAACTTTGCCAATCATTAATTGTAGCTTCTCTGGGTTTGATGTTGGTATTGTTGTTGCGTCAGACTTCAACGATTCAATGGAAAATGTGCATGTAACTGATTGCATTAAGGGCGTTGTTGAACGCCCTGTTTTTCATGGAAACACGGTCAACGACTTGAAATACCGAACAGAATACATTGAACTTGTAAAGTCCATTAAAAACCATCAAACCCTAACAAAACGACAAAAAAAACGATTGATATTAAAATCAAAATACCTCCTTGCCTTATCTAAAGAAATGGATATGGAATCAGCCCTGGCTTATGCACTACGTAAACTCAATGAGAGCTTGTAGCGTTGTATTTTTTAAATTGTTAACCCGACAGCTTTAGCCCAAGCAGTCCACTGAGTGGCAGCTTTTGTAATTTCACCATCTGTCAACGCAACAGTGTGTAAAGCAGAAAATCGGTGAATCCCTGCGTTCGTTAGATCAGCCTGGTAACTGCCGCCGATACGCAGTTTTGCCCCCAAATCCGCCGGGTCGCCCATATCTGTTGTTTTCTCTGCTGACAGAGCTTTGTTCAGGATTTGAAAGTCCATTTTTTGTCCCGATTTAAAACGTGCGCACACTAAATAGTTTGTGTTTGCCAGCAACCCACCGAGCGCGACTGTACGCTGCGTCGACGTGCTACCGTTGAGAGTGTTTACCGAAAAGTTCAGGGTCATGCTGGTAGATCCGGGCTGCGTCCTGAGCACTACGCCCTGCGTTGTGCCTGAGCCGGACTGTCGAGGTCCGTTAAAATTGCTGAGCAGCAGAATCTGTGAAAGGGTCGGACAGTTGAAGATTGTGAAAAAAGTAAAGTCCAGAGGCTGAAGAATACCCGTATCAAGCAATGTTCCTGCAGGCGTAAACTGGACGCCATTTGCCTGCACGACAGGCGACCCCAGCACCGTTGCAGCTGCACCACCCGGCGCCAGATTCCGACCAGTTTTATCTGCCTCTCCATAAAAATTCAAATATTTCAGACCACGGCGAATCAGAGGGTCAAAACCCAGGCCTTTATCGCCAAAATAGCCCGGAACAGTAATACGCGAACCCATAATTTGTTTTCCTTAAATAGCGATTGCCTGGCGACGAAATGCCACACAGGGGTTATTCAGTGGGTATGGACGGTTTACCAGCTCTGGAATATTTGATTCCGGATATTGCCCCGTCCCTTCATGAAATTCGTAATTCGCAACAGCGACCGTTGTGTCGCTGTCAAACAGATTTCCGTTACCGTTACTTCCGGTCTGGCTGGCGTACCATAGATAAACATCGCCGGTCGTTTCACGCCCCAGCGTAATATCGACTACGGTATCGGCTACAATGTCGACCCGCGTCACCGGAACGTCCCCGGCGTCGTCAGTGACTCTGAATCCTTTTGCGGCATACGTCGTCGGAGATGACCCCACGTAGCACGACCGGAACTGAAGTGGCGGACTCCACACCAGGAAATCAGCACGCAGGAGTGTTCCGCTCAGCGTGACTGACAGGGGTTGCAGTGGACGCCAGTTCTGACGACGGTCAATCGCGCGATGCAGCGTTTTCCCGAACTGCATACCCAGCCAGCGGTAGCCGTTCGCGTCAAGATGTCCGCCTTTGTCGGTGACGGCATACGCCGGTGCTGCCATCATGACGTTTGCATCTGCTGCACAGATATCGAGCTGAGCCTCACCAATGCTCATATTCGTGCTGTCGCGCGTCCAGCTGCCGCTGGTCTGATACAGCACAGTCAGGGGGGACTCTGTCTGCCCGGTGATAGCGGTAGTATCGGTAATGACATCATCAATGAGCTTTCTCAGGAGTGCTCTGTATTCTGCGCGGTCTGTCGTCCCCCCTTTTGTGCTGTCATAGTTATATTCATTGCCAAGATATAAAAAACCAACCACGCCGCAGGTTTTCCCTTCGGCGTCAGCAATAGCTTTAATCTGGGTAACGGCTGAAATGATTCGGTTGTAGAATCCCCAGGAGTGCCCCTTTGACAGACGCTCAATAATCTGTCCGCCGACCCCGCAGTTAACGGCCACAATTTTTCGCTCATCTGTCGCCAGCCCCCGGAACTGCAGCTGCATTTCCCGCCACATCCACATCGCGCCGATATCGACGGTTTCACCGAAATTGTTAGCCCCACGCGGCAGCGCGGCCACGGCCTCATCGGTCATGAGGTTGCCGCCGTCAGGAGGGGCGATTAAATCCTGCACAACCGCACGCGCCGGTCGTATTTCAGCCCCATTTAACGCTGTGAAGGTTGATCCATTTTCGTTCTTCGGGCGTACAGAATCGCCCAGCATATTTATATTCAGAGCGGCCCTTATTGCCTTGCTCAATGCTGGATGTCCCTCAGTACCGTTACTTAACGACTGGCCATCCGTAATGAGAATGTTGTAATCGTAAACAGGGCGCGCGATGCGCGTATTAATCTCGTCCCGCATCGCCGCTGCAACAGCAAGATTTGCTGCATTTCTGCGTGAGATATCGTCTGTCCCATCATTATTCTGATCTCCCTGCTCACCATTGAGATTCATCAGGACAAATCCCACACTGTCGCGAAATACAAAACCAGAAATATCCGCGTCAGATTCAGCACTGAATGCCTCAGTAACCAATCGCTGCTGCTCAACGACAGGCTGAACACTGTCAACAGAGCTGAGCAGAGGAGTCCCTATTTGCTGAATAACGAATCCGACGCTATCCCGGAACACAAAACCATCAATAAACTCATCATACTCAGCCATCATCGCATTGCTCTGAATTGCATTCAGGCCGAATGCCGCCAGACGAAACCCCGCCTCATCATTAAGTGTCAGTAAAGGAGAATCAGCATCATCAGTAGCAATGAGAGATGAGATATAGTCAAGAACTGCCTGGATGGCCGCTTGAGAAGGCATTCTACGCCCGGTTGCTGTCAGCGTCCCAGCCACATTCATGTACTCGTCAGCCAGCGCGCTGCTGTCCGGGCTACGCACATAGGTGCTGCTGCCTTCTGGAATATTCGCGATGTCCGCCTGGGCAGCCGCCAGTGTCATGTACTGCTTACTCAATGGGATCAGGTTCTCCCTGATCTCATCGTTTTTCGCCATCATCTGGCGCCACGTATCCAGCGGTTCACCGCCGCGGTCGTTAACCGTTCCTGCCGGACCGTTCACCAGTTCGTCAGCGCGCTTGACGTTATCCAGGAATATTTCCGGCGTCGTCGTTCCCAAAGGCGGGTTAAGTTCGGCCATGTTTTTGCTCCAAAGAAGGCGTTCGCCCAAACGAGGGTTTGAGCGAAAGAAAAGTTGAAAGGGATTTTTTGGTATTAAGCGACGTCGCCGGGGTATGTAGCGTCGTCGTAGTCATAAAATTCAGCACGGTATTGCCGGGCCGTTATCTCGCAGGTTCCATCGTCCTGTGGCACTATCTCGGACACAATGGCGTGATACAGGTCGCTCTCAGAACTACAGAAAATTAACCGGGGAGGCTCAATTATCGGATCATCCAGCAGGATATCGGCGAACTCAGATTGATACGGGACGGATACCTGATAGTTGTCGCCTGTGGGTGATGCTTCAAACAGCCGTGATGCTTTTCCATCCTGATAACGCAGATAGACGCGTGGATTTGCAAAAGTCCAGTCCAGCGGCTCCGACACATCGAATGTGGTCACCCCACCAGCAGTAGTCATCGACTCAATCAAACACGAAACGGTGTTGCTGCCAGGGATATCATCGGTCAGCACAATACGATCCCCGACGTTGTAACAGAGCGCATCCAGTTCCGTCGTCGTTTTATGCGTCATTCGCTGCAGCTGGTATTTTCTCAGTCGGCGCATACCAATCTGGTATGCGTGATCAGGATTGCCTACACCATCAGCCCGGTATGCCTCTACTTTCAACGGCGTTGGGTTGCCAGGCAGACGGCATTGCACCGTCTCTTCTGCCCAGGTCGAGCCGTTGATATAGGTTACGTCAACACCATCGTAATCGTCGTCAGTCACCGTGCTGAAATCGGTCTGCATCTCGGATACCATCTCGTGAGGGGTGATAGCCCCGGTCCAGGGTTTAACACCTTCACGACCCACTGATGCAACAGACTGGGTATTTAGCAGAAAATAACTCTTACCGGCTGCAGCGATTTTCTGAAGCATTTCCAGCGCGGAAATACTGTCACCGGTGGCAAAATCGAAATACTCGCCGTTCGGGGTCCAGTAAGTCTGCTCCAGGGCATCTATTGCCTCAGTATCCATTTCCATACCAAGAGAACGGCCGACGTGATAAAGCGCACCAGAGATACTCCGGGCTACGCCAGAGTCATAAATGCGCGTGGCCACAACGTTTACGCGCCGGTCAGACTGAGCCGCCAATTTGCCCCCCGTCTCAACCGTAACCCCCATCAGGGTGACGCCAGCATAGGATGTTGGCCGAGCCAACAAGCGACCACGCAACGCTTGCCAGTACATCGAGTCACGCGCGTTATTGCTACCCTGCTCATTGCGGCGGCGGCAGCGCACCTCAACCAGCCCAGGAGAAGAGAGATCAAAACGCTCTGTAAAACCCAACCCGTTGATATTTTTAAGCGCGTAAACCCCCTGCCTGCTCGTCCAGCCAGAGCCAGAACCATAAACACGGTACTGTATTTCCCACTCACAATGCCTGATGCGTTTTTTGCCTTTGCTGTCGAATCCGCAAATACCGGAAGGAAATGAAAAATTCACTTCAAATGCGTCCACTACTTCAGATTCCGGGCAGGCAAGGAACGGCCCCATCCAGGTATTGTTGTCGCTGATCCCTGTAGCCTGATAGTCAATCATCGTGCGGGGTGAGAAGCCAGACCAGGAAGGATCAACCACTCCATCAATCAGCCGCTGAACCGTTGCGGTCGTACCGTCCGCATCCGCAATGCGGTACTCGTTGCCACGGTGAGCCAGCGCCAGGCGTTGTGTTCCCTCCGGTATCCCGGAAAATGCCACTCCGGTTGCACTCCCATACGCCAGCGTAACGTTAGCAGTTATTGCCGGACTGCCTCCGCTGGACGCGGTGCCGGAGGTAAATACAGGACTGTCGCCAAAAACGGCTACCGGTAGCGATGATGAGGTAATGTTTCCTCCGAGCCAGGGGCTTGATGCCTCAGCAATCAGCACAACACCGCCGCTATCCTGCGCCAGTAATCCTGACCCGGTCAGGCCATCGTTTATCACCGCCAGCAGGCCGGGCATATTCATATAGTCTGCAACGAGGGAAATGGTGTACTCATGTCCCTGCCAGGTGATCGTAAAAGTCTGCCCGGTACCGGAGTAATCATATGTTGATGGGGAGGCATTTGCTTTCAGGCTGGCCGCATTTCCACCCACCCCAGGTATCGCGTCCTGCTTTGCCGTATAAGTTGCAATAACCAGTTCGTATTCAGTGCCGTTAATTTCCAGGGTAACCGGCATACCCGGATAGGGATTAATTTCACCCAGAGAGTTACTGGCGAGAACGCTATATCCCGACGAGGTTGAAACCAGAAAATTCATCGGGGCGACGATCGTAACAATGGCCCCCTCAACCCACGACTCAGGCAACGCATTACCTTCATCTTCATCATCGTTGCCATCATCCAGCCCGTTAAATGTCACGGATGCGCCAGAAACGGTCATACTGTCGGCGTTGATATCTGTCGAATCTGGCGAGGTCTGGGCCATATCAAGCCCACTCCCGCTGGAAGTACCACCTACCTCTGTCGAGTTGAACCAGTTTTCACTTCGCCGATCTCCTGAAACATCTGCTCCAGGTGAATAAACGTTGTAACTGAACGAGTCCCCTAATGCTGAAATAGGTGTTGAACCCACACGGATATCACCATTTGTAAACGCGAAATTCCCCTTTCCAAGGCAAACCATCATTTCGACAGTCATTAGCGTTGGATCATCAGGATTAAAGCGCGTCACTGGCTGTACGACATAATCTGGATAGATACGGCAACGGCCAAACACTTCGCGGATTGGGTCGCCAAGTTTCGCCTGGTTCGCTTTGGCTGGGTTTAAATCCAGCCCCAGACCACTGGAGGATGAATAGCCGCCTTTATCCATGTTCGACATGGTGATCAGCACATACACAGCCGAGGCTGCAGCGATGGCCGCCGCTGCCCAGGCAGCGATAGCAGTTGCCGTCACTCCCTCACCAGGGATCGGGTAAACTTTTACATCGCTCTCAGCACTGATAAAGCATAAAGGCCATTCTGCCGGTGGGACTGGCTTACCATTCACCTCAAACGTAACACGCTGCACCATATCGTTACGGTAGTTATCGACATGCTGGAGCATCCAGTCATGTATGGTCGTATCCCGGTGTTCATGCGTCTCCAGCGGTTCGCCAGGCAAACGCGACGGGTAAAGGCGGATTGTCACTGGTAATACTCCACTTTCAGAAACTGACGTTCAAAACGCGCCAGGGGAAGAATGGTTACGTTGCGCCGGGGATTGCATTCAATAACGTAAAGCGCTCCCTCCATTTCGACGACAACACCAAGGTGGCCGATCATATTTCCCATATAGCAGGCGGCAACCGCACCGTTGCACGGCTTGCAGGGAGTCAGGTCACGCGAAAAACTCTCGCAGACTTCCCCCATTTCAGAGCTTCCTCGCTCTTTAATCACCGCCTCAAACGCGGGCCATTCAGGCAGCCCCAGGTCCCGGCGGACCTCATGTACAATGCCGTAGCAGTCGAGAACAGGAAAAGTGCGGCCGCCCATCTGCCAGCGGACAGTCAGGTATTTGTCAATGTTGAGCATAAGGAACCTATCGGGAGTAACGTAGACCCTGGAAGTACGTCAACGTGTATCTGTCACGTGGCCAGGCATAATCGAGCATATTTTTAAATCCGGCGGTGACGTTTACAGTAAGCGGAGTCCAGGAGCCTCCTTTAACCGGCATGACGTAAGGCGGCTCCGCTGGCGCGGTAAGGTCGGTTGAAATGTATTTTCTGAATGTGATGCTGGCAGTGGATATGGCATCAATGACCTTGCGAATAGCCGTGGATACAACGCCGTCGACGTTGCATAGCATAAACTTCAGGTCCTGCGTCCCGTCTTCGTTTCTGGCAGGAAGGGAAAGGACAATGGCACAGGCAATAAACGTTACTGTTTCGCCCCCCTCGGTAACCGCCGTAATGTCCTCATACCCCTCACACAGATAATGCATCTGGCCGCCAATATCGATCTGCAACGTACCAATGATGACCTCCGACCCGGAGGACGCATAAAGGCGGTTAATCGCTGTCATGTTTAGGCCACTCCTTGTTCAGCGCGATATCAATTAGGGAGCTCCCGACAATCCACTCCGGATATTTCCCCCAGCCAACTGGAGCGAGTGGACGCTCTCTTAACTCAACAGTTGCTGAATAACGCCAAAGACCGGGTTTAATAAAGGCAGGCCCTTTATAAATACCCACAAATCGACATTTAAAAAATTTAAGGCCAACAGGGGTTTTGCATTTCATGTAAAACCATGCAACACCATCAGTTAATACATCCCTGTACCATGCTTCAAATGCCTGTGCTTGCGCGTCAGTTTTAAACTGCCAGACAACCGTATTATCAGTCGGCACTGATGTATATTTTCTACGCTGCCTGGCAAGCCCCCCCACCCTATCGGTTCGAATCATAGGATCAGTCGGTTCAAATCCATAATTATCGTACGTTGGTCCGGGTATACAATCATGAGGATAATAAATATCGGTCATTATTTCTTACGCCTCCCCGGATAAACTGATTTAAGTGAGCGACCATAATTCTCAGTTGGATTAATAACTTGGGAAGTAAAATATTGCTTAAGCCTTTTTTCAGATGCACGCTGCCGCTGATCCCACATTTGGATCGTTGCATCGTCCGGTTTCCCGGTGTAAGTGTTATTGAACTCAACATGCAACGGGTTTCCGGCAAGGGAGCGCTGTTTCCGCACCTGCTCCAGTGTGGAATCTAGTTTTGCCGATGTTCCTGCCGTCGTAACCCGCTCCCCTTTTTTCAGCAGCCAGGTGCCCGTTTCCGGGATTTTATCAATGCCGTCGTGCGCCATGCCAGCAAGGGCGGATGCAGAAATTGCAGCAACAAGAGGGGCTGTGACGCCAGCCGCTGCAGCCAAAGCAGCAGGAGCCAGAGCAGGACCAACAATTGGTATGGCGGCAGTAGAAGCATATGCTGCCAGTTGGGCCTGCAGGGAGGTGGCCTGCGCATTCGCTACCATAGGAGCAATAGCAGAGGCTTGTGTAGTTTTCCCCACAAGCAACTGCACCCCCTGATATACCAGCCATTGTGCAGCAAGCTGTGCCAGGGTCTGAATGACTGTTTTACCAAAACCTTCAACCATGTTACTCAGGGCATCGCCAGCATCTTCAGACTGAGTTGCAAGATCATATAACCCCTGCTGGAGATTGCTTGTTACTCCTCCGAGCGCAGTATTGGTTGTATCCGCAGCAATCTGATTGTAATTGGTGGCCATGTCAGCATAGTTTTCCCATGACGACTGAACGCCGGCCAACCAGTTATTACGCATTTCATCCTGTGCAGCGTAATAACCCTCAAGTGCGGAAAGCTCTTTCTGATACCCTTCATCATCTAGGCTTCCACCCTGATTTTTCCATCCCTGCCTTAATTGCGCCCTCTCGCTATTACGTTGTGCGTCCTTGTCACTTAACCCAGTACTATCTGTCAGTGCAGCAGTCTTTTCCTGCATCTGAGTAACATATTTTAACGAGTTATCCTGAAGCTTATTCAGACGTTCCTGAGCAACGATCTGATCGCCAAGTTTCGCATTAACCTCAGCCTGCGCCAGAACCTTATCCTTGCTGGCGAGTAAAGATTGTTCATCTTTACTCAGCGCGCGTGTTTTCGACGCCTCTTCTATAACCGCGAATTTTGACTGTAAAGACCACAAATTTTTACGTTGCTGACTGATGGTATCGTTAAGCCCCGTATGCTGTTGCAGCAACTTTAACTGCGTCATCAACTGCAGGGTTTCGGCATCAGTCTGATCAGAAGAACGATCACCAGCAGAAACTTTAACGCCTTTTGGTTTCGGCGTTTTTTTTAAGGTGGCCTCATATTCTTTCTTGGCTGCGGCCATATTGATGGCGTAATCAGCCTGTAGGATATGCCCTTCTTTCAGAGCTTTATTTAATTCATTCTGCCTGGCGGTATACTTTTCAAGCGCAGTCTGCGATTTAGCATAATTGGCTTGTGCTTGAGCGGCATATTTCTGTTTTTCAGATTCTGCCTCAGCTTCCTTTTCGGCCGCTGCTGCGCTGGCTTTGGCAATACCTGCTTGCTGCTGCGCCATATCAAGAGCCAGTCGGGCCGACTCCCTGTCATTCCAGAAACGGGCTCTGGCTTCATCGTTTACATAGCGATCATTTTTCCTGAGATTCCAGATGTCATCAGCCTGCTTAAAAGCTGATTGCGCCTTGCTTACCATCTCCCCTGCGGTGTCAGGCCGCCCCAAATCCAGAGCAGCATCCCACATGGATTTAAACGCGCGTTTCAACGAATCAGCAGACCGCTCAATCGTCCCCATGTTATCGATCAGGCTCTGAGTCTGGGTGTTAAATCCCTTCGTCGCCGCATCATTAGCCGCCTGAAGTGCAGCGGCTTCATCTCCTGAACGTTGTAACTGAGCAACGTAATCAATCTGCTCGGCTGTCACATTATGAAATTGTTGCGCCATCGCAATCAGGCCGGACGTCGGGTCATTGGTCAGTTTCCCGAACGCTTCCGCAACCTTTTCAATGGGGATACCAGATGCCGTAGAAAATTTTGCAACTGACTGGCTTAGTTCATCAAAACGCGCACCCGCCCCCACGCCAGCATTAATTAATGCAGTCAGAGAATCAGTGGTTTGATCAAAGGTGAGTCCTGCTTGCTGTCCCGATTTTGCCAATGCCAGCATTCTGTCGGTAGTCAGACCAGCCGTGTTACCTGATAGCGTCAACGTCTTATTAAAATCGGAAAGGGTTGACGTTCCCTGATAGAAGATATATCCAATTCCGGCACCTGCGGCGGTTAAAGCTGCAACCCCAACGGCCAACGGACTTACAGCTCCAAGTAATCCTCGAAATGTTGGGATCAGGCCGCCAAATGAGTCTTTAACCTGACCGCCTTGCTGTAGCAAAATTAGCCATGGGCTCTGCCCACCAGCTAACTGAGTTGCGACATCAGTAAGCTGCGCAGGCAACATGCGCATTGCATTATTGTATTGGCCGATTGAAATACCGGCACGTTTTGCAGCACGCTCCTGCCGCGTGAAAGCTGCGGTGACCTGGGCTGTACTGTCGTTCGCGGCTCTACCTAACCCGCTCAGCTGCTTATTCAGATGAGCAACTTCCTCATCAAATTTTGCGCTATCGCCGTCAATTTTAACGACCAGATCACCCACTGGCTGGGACATAGCGAACTCCTCCAGGAATGCTTTCGGCTATCGACATAAGTTGCTCGTCTGAATCCAACTCACTTTCTCCCTCACGTTTTGATAACAAACTAAAATCAAGGGAGGTAATTCCGTGTTTATCCGGATCGGTGAAGAGACTGACAGCAAGATAACTAAGATTGGCAAAATGAGAGTCCAGGAGGTCGTCGCTAAAACAATTATCCTGGTAATACTCAATCCATTCGAACCATTCAGAGGAAGACATTTCCGAAAGCATGGCGCGCCAGTCTGGCCGTCCAAACTCCCTGGCTAATCGCATAGCAAAGCGACGTGAGCGGGTCAGGACTTTTCCAAATCTGGCTCTTCCTCTTCTTCAGTTTTCTCAGGGTCATTATTAACTGGTGGGATCATCCCTGAAAGCATGCGCACAAGTAATGCAGCGCTGCCCAATAACCCTGGTGGATATTTTCGTATAATTTCAGGGAAAATATCTTTCCCTTCACGTTGCTCCTCATCCGCCTCGCTCAAGGATAATGCAACGAGCATGGCCTGATCACGCATAGTCAACAAGGTGGCCAATTTAAAGTTTTCTTCAGGTGTGCTTTCCTCTGATGGTAATGACTTCCGCTCTTCAACCATAAATTCAATATATTGCATTCTACTGTAAGCCGATAACTCAAACAGTAAAATACTCTCACCATCGGGATTTAACGTGTCTTTTTTAAGATAAGTCATTTCATTACCTTTCGCGGTGCCTTAGCACCGCTGACGAATATATTAAGGGTTAGTCGAAGCGTTATCTTCAGCCAGAGAAGGTTTACCTTTATTGGTGATTTGTGCACTACGGGTAATAACTTCGTTTCGTGAAATAGTCTTACCCAAACTACTTACCCAGCCGGTGAAAACATCAACTGCCCCATTTGGATATTTAATTTTGTAAGATTTTTCATCACCACTCATAAACCAGTCAACCAGATCCTTCTGGCCAGATTCACCCGGTTTCCAGGCAAGTGTTACGCTGGTTTGACCGGCTGACTTAACACCCTGAGCTGTTGAATCCCAGTCAGGCGCATCATCATCAATATAGGAATCATCATATGACTCTGCAGTCAGTTCCCCAGGTGTTAATTCCTTAACCTTTGCCGTTCGTGTCCAGCCGACATCACTTAACGGATCATCGTAGGGATCACCCGTTCCGGTATAAATCCAAAAAGTAGTCCCGGCACCTTTCGTCGGCGTGGTAGGTGTTGGTGTTGGCATATAGTCCTCACATAATATAAGTCAGGTAATATTGGAGATCGGCGGAACCCCATGTAGTGGCTTCATCGTCTCGTTGATAGTCGTACCCGACAACGTTGATGGTCTCGACAAGACTCGTAAGGTCAGGGACGGTTTCCATCGCCGGATATATGCGGGTTTCCATCCATTTATCCAGCTCGCTATCGGTAGCAGTTGCTCTAAGGAATACTTCAATGTGAAGGACAGCCTCCCACTCTTCCTCATCAATACTGCCGCCCGTCGCCTTTGCATCGGTAAGATATACTGCGACCGCGGGTAACTCTTCTGGAGCCAGGAAAGCTGGCCGACCGTCATACCAGAATGTTTTTCCGGAGTTGATTGATTTCAGTTTGTCCAGAACAGCTTTTCGTATTTGCGAGTGAATCATTTTGTCACCAGCCTTATCTGATTTTTGATCGCAGCCATCATTTCTTTTGGCATATCAGATGCCATCAGTTTGGGAAGTTCTTCTCTGAATGCAGCAGTCAGGGGGGTGGTCAGAGGTACTTTCACCACTTCTACCGGGTAACGAGATTTACTGGTTCGTCGAAGAACATGCCAGCGACCATTATTAAGCTGTTGCACAAAAGCGCCAGGGAAGCTGAAATTCCCAATCTTCAGAACGCTTCCTGAGCTGCCGCTATCACGCTTACGACGCGAAAGCTGAACACGGACATGCCCCAACTTTATTGCCGGGAGATTCCCACGATTTACTCTGATGGTAGCCATTGGTTTTTTAGGGCTTGCCCGTTTAAGTTTGGCGCGCTGCATGACCAGTTTGCGCTTAACCTTAGTCTCTTTCGCCACTCGCGTAGAGCTGCGGCTGATTGCGCGCCCAGCCACCCGGTTAATGGACTGGGAGGTCGCCCGAGGGATGGCATTTTTACTGATATTGTTCAGATTCTGCTTGAGTTCTTCCAGGCCTTTAATCGCCATGAATATCCTCCTCAATCCAGATTTGCGGCTTACCATTAAAGAGGAGCCAGCGGGTAACGGTGTAAACCTGACTTTTATAAATAACCTCATCTCCCCGCGCCGGCTGATAGCCAGCGCTGAAGATAACCAGGTTAATCCCATCCCCCGCGACCGGCCCCAGCTCAGGCAACAGGTGACTTTCAACAGCAATATGCTCATCGCCATTGATAGTCGCCGCTCTGCCCAGCCTTTTCGCCGTCAGTACATCCATCCTGCCTGCCATATTGTCAAAGGCATTAGCCATTGATTTTGACTTCCAGGACAGTAACGCCTGCAGCAGCATCTTCCCAGGCAGTCCCGGCTAATACCGCATCGGTGTCATCCAGCTGAACATTTCCAGCTTTGAGATATACCTTTTCCCCGGCGGTCACAGCATCAGCTGGCAACTTAGGTAAAAGAAAGACACCTTCAGCGAATCCGTCACCTACATCACCCGGCTGAATGTCGGTAATTGCAACCGCAACGATTCCGCCCAAAGCGACCGGTGTACCGCTAAGAATCTCGTCTGCACCAGAGTTTTTAAGAGGGATGGTTTTACCGTCTTGCACATAATTTTTAGCCATAACGTCTCCTGTCAGCCCCGCAGGGCTGATTTCAGGTATAAAAAAAGCCCTTGCGGGCGTAGATTTTCAGAACTGTAATGATTACTGGCCGCTGGATTTCACCAGGCCGCGGTAATCAAGCGGCGCCACACCAGCATCGATACGAACTTTTGTAGCGATACCGTCAGTGGTAAACCCTTCCTGCTGATCAATGTAAGGAGTATCAACACCATTCAGATACGCCACTTCGATGGTGTCCGTCCCTTTTGCCGCCATCAGATACCAGGCTTTTGCGTCAGCTTCGTCAAGGCGGGCCTCTGCAATCACATCTGCAAAATTCTGGATCGGGTTAATAATCCCGGCGTTGATATCCGCCCCTTTTACGCTCGCTGATTTAATCGTCTGGTTAGCCAGTGTCTCCAGCGCGACCGGCACCAGCATAAATGCCGGGCGGATGTTCAGAGATCGTTCACCCTCTTTCTGCAGGCGCATCAGTTTACGAGCATCGTCCAGGCTGCTGACGGAAATAGTACCGGCGGACAGGTTCTTGTGGTCTGCGTGGAATAACGCCTTACCATCAGAGAGTTTTGGGTTTTTGGTCAGAATGGCGTAAACAAGGTCACCGATAGTCGCCTTAGCGGCACGGCCCATTTTCATCGGAACATCTGTGAGCTGGTTCAGATCATCATTGATGATTGCCTGGCGAGTGATGGAAAAAATTTCTCCGTAGGTGGCTAGCGCGATGGTTTCACCTTTATCGCCGGTAGTCACATACTTATATTCAGCACCTTCGCGAACCTGCCGCAGAGACGGGAATCCGCCCATCCCCACACGATGCGCGGTCTTAAAGTCCGACAACTGGCCTTTCTTTGTCCACTGCTCAAAGGTTTCTGCAGCTTCGTCCCAGCCCTGCAAGATCGATTTGTTGGCGACATCAAGAAGGATGTTGCCAAAATCAGAGGTGCTGTGCGTCAGCGCCAGCCCTACCATCTGCATCGGGTTATAGCTGGATACGCCAATTCCCCGCTCAGTCAGGGCCATGCGGGCATATTCACGCAGGGTCATGCCGTTGTAGACATTGTCACGTTCCTGATCTTCAAATCCGGCACGCGCCATCAATGCCTGGCGAATACCATCGGCGACAAAGTTGCCGTTACCTGCATGGATATGCGCTGGCGTAGTTTTTGCCGATGGCGAAGCATCTTTCCCCAGTAACGCCAGCAGTTTGTCTTTGGCCTGATCAACCGAGCAATCCACATCGGCTACACACTTCGCCTGCAGTTCGGCGTGTTTACCACCAAACATCGCAAAGAGGTTGTTAATACCATTAACGCGCTCTTTTTGCTCAGCGATTACCTGAGCACGAATGGTGTTTTCGTCAATTACGGAAGGTTGGCTCACCACCGGCTGCTGAGGATCGCGCTGGGTGGTAGCTCGCGGCGGCGTTAACATGTTGCGAATATTTTTTGGCATCTTTTCGAAGTCCTCAATACGTTTAGACTGGATACAGGCCATAGCCTGAAGAGAGGGGGTGACCTGGTCGGCAAAACCCATAGCGACGCATTCTTTGCCGTCCATCCATGTTTCATCTTCCAGCATCGCCGCTATTTCATCGGGGCTCTTACCCGTTTTCTCTGCATAAGCAGGGATCAGAACAGACTCAACCTTGTCCAGAAGCTCTGCATAGTCACGCATATCGTTGGCATCACCACCAGCAAAGCCCCAGGGCTTATGGATCATCATCATGGTGTTTTCCGGCATGATGACCGGATTACCCACCATAGCAATGACCGAGGCCATAGACGCGGCCAGACCGTCGATATGAACGGTAATTGACGCACCATGATGTTTAAGAGCATTAAAAATGGCGATGCCGTCAAAGACATCGCCACCAGGCGAATTGATATGAAGATTAATATGGGTCACATCACCAAGCGCTTTAAGGTCGTTAACAAACTGCCGGGCGGTCACGCCCCAGTAGCCGATCTCGTCGTAGATATAGATTTCTACCTGATTGTCGGCGCTGGCCTGCATACGAAACCACGAATTACTTCTTGCGCTGGCTTTCGGACGACGGGGCGTCCGGTTCTTTGACTTCGGCACTGGTGCCTCCTTTATCGTTTGCAGGATCGGTGTCATACACCAGTCCCAGTTCGCGGTTATCATCAACTTCAGCCTTGCGACGACGTTTCACATCATCCGGATTGCGTCCGCTAGCTCGCACCCAGTCAGATTCTGTCGCAGCACCACCTCGGATTTGCGCTTTCCAGGCATTAGCCTCTTTAACTGGGTCGATCCACGGCATGACCGGACCGGAATAAACTGCGGTGTAAAGCGACGCCATATCCAGCCCACGTGGTAGCTGAATTTCGCCAGAAGCTACCGCCATTTTTAACCAGTTTCGGTACATTGGCCGGGTAATTGCTCCGATGAACCAATCCTGGAGGATCAGATAACCGTCTGTTGACTCAACCAATTCCTGGCGCTGAGCGCTGTACGTTCCATCGTAGTTTCTGGCTGTACTGGAGAAGCTGAGACGAGCACCAGCAGCAACGGCGCGCAATTGCCCATTTCTGAATGTTTCAAGGTTAGGGTTTGGTCTGTCAGATTTGATCATCCCGATGTCTTCACCGGGCAGGAGATCATCATAGATAATGCCTGGCTCAATCATTACGTCACGATTATCTTTGCTGTTCTCATCCGTAAAACTTTGCCCGTCTCCTTTTTTTATGTACATCCCCAGGGCGGCGGCTATGCGTGCGGCCGTTAACTCCGCATCCTCGTATTCTTTCAGCGCACTGAGGCGCATGAGAACACCAGAAAGGAGAGACGTCCCTCTGGTTTGATGAAGGCGACGGGTAAATTTGAGATGAAGCATATTCCCGGCATCAATATCTTTCGTATCCAATTGACGGCCGGTAACAGGCAGACTTTTATAAACCAGGTACTTTTTCGGGCGTCCCCAATTATCGACATAAACCCCCTGACAAAGTTGCTGTGACTCATTGTTGGTCATCGGCACAAAATCAGCCTCTAGCGCTTCAAGCCAGAAAGGTACGCCAGCCACTGGATCAAGTCCCTGCGCTGAACCACTCACCATCTGAGCGAAAATTTCCCCGTCCCTGAGCCAACTCCTGAGCATCAACCGCTCAAGCATCGGGCGGGTAAACTGTCCCGTAACCTCAGGGCTGACTGACCATTCAGCCCACTTCGTTCTGATTTGTTCTGCCAGTTTTTTTGCTATATTTCCGTTTTTTAGTACCGGGTGTGGCTCAACAATAATTCCTTTAGCTCCAACGACCCTTTCCTCGAGCTTATCGAATACACCAATAACCAGATCGTGGTTATTGTCCAACCAGCGAGCCTGTTCTCGAAGTGAAACAGCTCCCATCTGACTAAGCTGGTTAGCGGAACGATTTTCCCTGCGGGCCTTATGCGTACGAGTAGGCTTAACAGCTTCATATGCCTGTATCATTGCTCTCGAACGTAACCTCGCAGCTTTCCAACCAGGGGAAAAGACACCAATTGCATCATCTAACAGGCTCATGGAAACCTCGCGAGCTTATAACCGGGTCGCCCGTTACGCTGAGCCAGCAGGGAAGCAAGACGACGCTCCCATTCCTGACGCCCCTTGCGGATTTCAGACAGGTTCTCCAGCGTCATCTGCTGCCCGTTGAATGTTATAGACTTTCCATCCAGCACAGCTATTTCCGCATCGGTATAACGCTGGATAATGGATTCAATATCGGTTTGTTTCACACCCAGCCTCCTGATGATGTAGTCCACGGGTTGTTTTCGACATCCGGCTTATTTGCCTTCCGTTTTTTACTGCTATAGGTCGTTTTTGCTGATAACGTGGGTGACGCTTCGCCAGTTTCCGGCATGTTTTCTTCAATCCACGTTGTCCGCCTCGCCCATTCAGGCGCATCCGGCCATTTGATCTTTTCGTATCCGTGCAATATGGCCAGCGCATCGGCATAAACGAGTAGATCGAAAGCTTCATTCGGACCTCGGCCCGGTTTGCTCCATTTTCCATCGGGTGAACGTTCCTCATAGGTCAGCTCATCGTAAAACCAGCTGCCGAGCCATTTAGGGAAATGCACATAGTTCGGGCCGGGTGATTCTCGCCACAGGGCGTTATTCACCTGATCTTTCAGCGCATCAGTCTGAAGAAGGTAAAGCGGCACATCGCCAGCGGCTTTTGCCCGGCGAGTTGATCTGTCAGTGTTATCAGGAAATGTTCGGGTAATTAGTTTTGAGCGTCGGACACTGTCGCCCTTGAAGAGGAAAATCTTTTTACCAAGCCCATCCCGGCGGCACTTACGCCAGAACTTATAGGCATTATCGGTGACACCATCCTCACCGCCGGAATCGACAGCCATCGCCATGAGCCTCATGCGTTTTGAAGGGTTACTCGCTAAGGGCCATGACTTTTCGAACACGTCAGACAAAAGTAAATCCCAGTCTTCCGGGTAACTTGCCGGATCGATGGAGTAACATTCACCGTGCTCGTTTGCCCGCAGAGACTGGCGGATGTTGTAGCGATCGACCAGCCATCTCTCACCCTGCTCACCGTAGCCAGTCACCTGAACCACGAAACGACGGGATTTACCGCCCTGTACATCAACGGTTGCAGTCATAAAGAGCACACCATCTGGTACAGATCGCTTCGGCACGTCTTCAGCGCGTCGTTCGAGCAGCTCACTCTTACGTTGTTCGAGACTGGCTCGGGGTAGATAAGGCCGACCAAAGTCGGTATTAACTACCGTTTTCAGCGTCTCTTCACTCTGGGTGGACTCATATTCCTGCTCAGCAGTCAGGAATTTGTATATCATCTGCGACCATGTCTGATATGCAGCCGCGGGCCCCTCCATCCAGAATGAAGCGATGCGTGATCGCCGCGGCTCCCCAAATTTGTTGCCATCACGGTCTATTTTTTCTCCATCGCGTAACCAGACATGACGGATATTCAGTTCACGTTTCATATCTGCGGTGATCCTGCCTTTGCAGACCGGGCACTGGAGATATGCAGACTCACTTGCCACAACGGGATCAAGGGAATCCCGGTAGCCCGTCATATTTGCAACCTCCGGCTGAAAATATTCTCCGCAATGCGGGCAAGGCCAGTAAAGGCGGCGGCGGTCACCACGATTAAACAACGATAATATGCCGGTAGTCGGCGGTGCCTCATGTGCAGTGTTTGGTCGCCATTTCGTGTCACGAATATCTCGGCCAGGTGAACTCTCAACCAGAGTCATGCCGCTGGACATAAACGTAGTGGTACGTTTCGAACCTAGGGAAAATGCATCACCTTCCCCGTCGATATCTTCAGGAAAGCGGTCATAGTCAGTCAACGCCACGCTTTTATAGTCTGACGACGACATAATGTTGACTGACGGCCAGCCCAGTTTGAGATAATTACCGGCCCGGAAGGTGCGGTCGTGAACGTTATTGTCGTTACGACGCGGACTGAGTCGCGATTTTACTTCCGGACTACACCGAAATGTGCGATCGAGGCGTTTCTTGGAATGTTCACGCGCTTTCTCTTCGGAGACCTGAATAACCAGCATGTCAGCGGGATCACAAACGATGTTGTAGACAATCCAGCCATCAATCAGGCCAATCGTTTTCCCGGTTCGGGCCGGTCCGACAAACACCACCGCATCATATTCACGGGATGCCAGACAATTCATCGGCTCAATAATATAAGGGGCCAGATTGGGGTCCCATGGTACGGAGTTACCCGCCCCCATCGGCACACGCATATATGAGCTGACCGCATCGGCCACCTGCATACGACGTGGGGCACGAAGAATACCGGAGACATCGCGGCGTATCCCCTTGGCAGATGCCCGTTTTGTCATCAGTCCTCCTCTGGCTCATCCTCCTCTGGTTCAGCGTCCATTACTTTTTGGGCAACCTGATCGCGCAGGTCATCAATCACGCTTTGCACGCGTGATACCGCAACCGGCGTAAGTGCACAGTCGCGCTCAAGAATGTCCGGAAGTGTTTCAAGTACCATGACGACGGCTTTCGCCATCATTGAAAATTCACGTGCGACGTCTTCGGCGGGGATAAGTTGCTTGGTATCTACTTCAAATTTCAACCGCTCGTTTTCTGCTTTCCAGTGAGCGAGGCGATCAGGGGGTGTCATCTCTTCAAGATTCGATGAGGAAACCGTCGGGGTCATTAATTCTGTCAGAATATCGGTGACAAGATACAACTTAAGTTTGCTGTTGCTTCCCTGGGCGGGACTGACATTTTTTAGCCTGGTAGCGACGGTCTGGCGGTGTACGCCAGTAATCCCGGCAAGCTGGTTGATATTGAGTTTTAAAGTAGCGATTTCCTGGTCCATGATGGTGAACACTTTTTATACGATTCGACATCATTGAAAATCCGACATCTGGAAAATCAATAACCTGTGCACATGATGATGATGACTATGAAAAATGAAAACTAGCCGTTTTCCGCGAGTCCGCCGCCCCGTGGTAGCCTCCCCCTCCGGGAGGACCCTCAAATGATAATGAATATCATTTGCATAAAGTCGATAGAAATCGCCTCCATTAGGCATTTAGACGTCCAGACGTCCATTAACACCCTTCTAACTTTCGATAATGACATTCATTCGCATTATCAAAGCCCCTCGCGATGTGAAAGCCTTCTGTAATGCGTGCGTCTACAGTGCAGATGGAGACAGCTCCCCTTCTTCGAACCATGCGTCTACAGCTCGCCCGTCTGCTGCACGATAATGAATAAGGTACTGATTGGGGCCATGTGTATATTCAGCTCGAGCTTTGATATGCCCTTCTTCATCACTGATAGTGACGGTTACCACCTGACCAAGTTCATGTTTAAAGTTCATTGGTTATTACCTCTTTTTGCATATAAAAAACCTCGCAGATGCGAGGTTATCGTTCTTCTTCTGGTAATAAAAAGCCCCGCTATTGCGAGGCTTTCAATTTCAACGTTATATTAGATGCTTTAATCATCTCTTCTTAAAGTAATAGAAACAGACTCACCACGCCCTGCAACACCACCGTAGTGATCAAATGTCCCTTCATGCTCAAGAATTGCCACGATAGCCGCGGCCTCACTATTGTTTAAGCCTAATTCATCTGAAACTTCATCTTTTAAATCTGTTAAATTAACAACTTTATTTCCAATATTTTCCAATCGAGTTAGCATATCATCCCACTGTTCGCTAGAAACAGTAAATTTTTCTGCTGACTCATTGAAGCCAACGGTAGGGTCAATTATTACACCTTCGCTGGTTCTTTTATATTGAAAAATGCCCGCTTGCCCACCTTGATGCACACCCAGAGTTTGAAGTACTTTCACGTCAACCACCTCCCTTTAATGAACATAAAAGATACTATCCTGGTAAGTGATTTTTAAGCAATGGCTTCGGATGATTTCTCCCTCTGATAGACATTATCAAGCCACCTATTGAAGTGGCTCTGTAATGCCTAGTGATCTTTGGTAAATGACGTTACACCGAGTTCAGCAAGCTGATGCTTTACCGCACCAATGCGTCGGCTAAGCTCACCAGTGACGCTATTGCGTACTGCATTAACAAAGGCATCATCCTGATAACGACTTTGAATCGTGATGCCTAGCCCCTGTCCACGAACGACGATTGCGCGTTGTACTTCGAGCTCCCTAAGCTGTTCGCATAAGATTGAAGCGGCGTTAACATTATTGATGTTCATTTCTCTGCACCTTACCGCAGTTAGTCTGCACTGATTTGTCATGCGCCAGAATGTCGCGTTTGGTCTGCTTATCCAGCACGTCGATATCGTGGTCAGTCAGGTAGATGATCCGCACCCAGCTGCAGGCGGTATCGATCACTTCAGGTTTTGCGGGTAAAGTTCTCGCGCAGCTCCCGATCAACATTATCATCAGGCATATGGCTGACAGTTGTTTGTGCATCGCTGGCCTCTTTCATGACTTCCGCCTTACGTTCTGCCGCGGCGACAGTAGCAGCGGCGTTTTCTTCGGTACGCTGCTGATCGGCTTTAGATTCTGCCTTGCTTGTTCCGCGAGCATGACCAATGCCGAACGCGCCAGCGATAGCACCCAGGATTACAACCACCAGCCCCGCGATAATTTCAAAACTCATTGCCGCGGATCCTTCAGTTCGTCGGCCTTCTCTTTCAATGCTGGCTGGCGCACGTATTGCGAAAGCACCGCCAGCACCACCAGTGCAGGGCTAATCAATGCCACGATGTTTGGCGGCAGGAGGTTTTTAATATCCGGCGGCAGCACCGCCCAGGCGTGCAGCGCAGCATCCGGGAACGACTGCGCCCACATGCCAATCAGCGCGCCGATAGCACCCAGCTTTACAGACCACGTTTTCTGCAGCAGGCTGGCATGGCCAACGAACTCCAGCCGGGTATATTTGCGCAGCAGTAACAGAACGAGCACAGCCACCAGCACGAGCAAAGCGAAGATGATCATCTTCATAGCACGCGCTCCTTAACCCAGCCGTAGAGAAAATCCTCGTTGGCTTCGCGGCCCTCCGCCAGTTCGAGGTATCTGGCGCCCTGGCTGCAGTTCAGTGCTCTCAGCAGAACCTGCTCACCCTCTTTCCCGCGGGCTGAAAGATATCCCTTAAGCGCGGTGATGGTTCGGGGGCCAATGGCGCCATCCGGGATCAGATCGGGGTATAGCTTCCCGCGCATGTTCAGAGCAGTGAGCCAGCGCTGGAAAAACTTACTGGCGACGCTGGGCCCCATATTCACGCCAGTGTCGCAAAGCTCATCCGCCAGTAAAGTAGATAGAGCTGCCACCTGGTCGAACCGGGGGCCGGTCCAGTAATCGCTCAGCAGGATTTGCTTTGCTGTTTCCCTGGGCAGGTTTCGCATATCACCGGTGTAGCCATGTGCACGGGCGGTGGTTTGCGTGATGCCCCAGCGGGTCGGCCCGCCTTTATCAGAGGGGTGATCGACATAACCACCCTCTTTTCCGAGGATCCCCTCGATAGTCTTGTCTGCTGTCATTGTGCTTTCACTCCGGTGATTCGTTCCCAGAAATACGTGAGCGCTACGGAACCCATAGCACCACTGATACCGGCAGTGGCCAGTATCATGTAAATACTCAGGCCACCTTCAATGCTGATGAGCCCACCAATGACCCCGGTAAACGCCGAAACCACAATCTGCGCAAAAGCATTTATCCAGCTCCATTTCGCTTTGCCCTGCTTCACATCCATCAGGAATCGGACAAGGCCGCCCCAACCAGCAATGATCAGCAGAGCCAGCCAGGTGATTCCGGCCATGCTCTCTTTGTCTTGCATATGCTTTGCCATAGGTTCACCTCCGGGTTAACGGGGTGCTGTGTGAATAAAGTGGGCAGGCCCATCGGGCTGATTTAACAACGAGCCGTATCGATGATGGTTGCCGTGAGCCTGAAATGAAAAAGGCTCGCCGAAGCGGGCCAAAAACGCAGAAAGCCTCGCGATATGCGAGGCCATTAATTGCCGCAATGTGGCGGCTTTTTCACCACTCTGATATTGTTGATTCGCCAAAACCAAAACATACCAAAGGGAAAATACAATGGCTGAGTATACCGTCAGAGTTGAATTAATTGACGCACAAGCAAGCGACTACGAGCTTCTTCATCAAAAAATGCAAGCAAAAGGCTATCTAAGAGAAATAACTGGTGATAACGGGGAGCGTTACCAACTTCCACCTGCGGAATATGTTGCCCGGAAAGAACTTGATGTAACAGGGGTTCGCGATGAAGTCCGCACAATTGCAAACACAGTCAAAAATAACAGAGTTCTTGTGACTAAATCTGATGGACAGGCATGGTATCTGGATGCCATTTAACTAGCGAGGCTGCCCATTTTTCGCTCTGCCATCTCCACATTCATCAGGAGCGCCATCAAAGCGCTCCAGTCTAATAAATGCCGCAGCAACTCCCTCAGCAATCATTTCAAGCTTCTCTTTAGTTGTCGGGGAAGCATTAACAATCGCTGCTGTCAGAGCGTTTCTAGCAGTATCTGCCGTCGCTGGGCTGAGTTCTTTAAATTTCATAGATACTCCAAAATAGCAAAGCCCCGGCGAGTACCGAGGCTTAGGAGTTGTGGGTGTCGCTCTACGACGATGTGACAAGGGTACTGATGCAATGCAAATAGACCTACTCTCGGAGCAAGGATAACAACTTATCCGTACTCTCTTCTGTAAGTTCGAAGTGGATCAATTCTTCGCCATTCTTGAGAATGTAGAGTTCTTTACTCCCCTTATCATCAGTAGTGATATCAAGGGCATAAATATCAGGCTTGCATAGCGTAATACCGCCTGTCGTAACTAGCGTTTTATTAACGAGGTGACTCATGGGGATACTCTCCGAACTGGATTCTTTACTGGAAAAAATCCCACTGTGGAAAAGGTTAAAAACAGTGCCCGACGAAGTGGATCGTCTCAAACAGCAGGTCGCCGAGCTTGAGGCATATATCAAATCCAGCGGTGGGGAGAAATGCCCCAGATGCTCACAGATGAGCTATAGCCTTGACCGAACCGTAGATGACCCAGATTTCATTGGGTTGGGAGTTCAGAGAGACTATTACAAATGCTCCAGCTGCGGGTATGAAACCTTTAAACAGCGCTGAGATTGCAGAAACGACAAAGCCCAAGGTGGTTAGCCTTGGGCCTTTAATTTTTTCTTGCTGCTCAGTTCGCTTTAACGTCCCGAGCCTATCACAATTCAAGCAGTTTCTGGCTCACTTTGCAAGTAAAATCTATCGCCATTTGTGCCGAATGCGTCACACATTGGTGCGTATAGCATCGATTCTGCCAAACTTATCCATGAATCAACTCTTCGCCTGCAGGTCATAAAGCACCAGTCTGGATGCTTTCCATAGAGCTCTTCCGCTATGCGCCGTTTGCTCTTCCTTAACCGGTAATGATCCACCAGCAGGTGGTAAAGCTCTTTGTGACCATGCGTAATGAGGACTGCCCCCAGTACTTTATCAATCAGCAGTCCCTCGTCGTCTGTGCAGAAAGCCAGGCCGCTTTTGTTTTTCCCCGCGAGTATTTCACGAAAGAACGCCTCAAGCTCTGGCTTCGAGATGCCAGACTTCTTCATCCGGCGTAATGCCTCATTGATGGCTGTTTTGGTAACTTTCCCGGAGGCCAGTAACTGGTTAAACATATTGCCGCCACTACCGCCGCCGATGTAGGACCAGCGCCCCCACATGCGTAGCTTCCCTTGAATCCAGATACTTTCCAGAGTGCGCAGCCTAACCATTTCACCCTTTTTCCCAACTTCCGACGGATTAATCATTGGACATTCATCCCTTTTATCTGGCCGTAATCATTTCGACGCTGTTGCTGCGGTCCCATCCTTTTCATGTCACCGTAAATGAGATCGTAATTCATGCGGCCCTCTGCTTTTTCAGTTCGCGGGTTTTACGGCGGTATTTAGCCGCTATGTTTTCCAGGTCTTCTTTCGAGTAATGCTTCGCTTCGTGTGGGCCTTCCAGCCATTCCACCAGCGGCAATCCATACCAATCGATCAGCGTTTCCCTGTAGCGGGCATGTACAGTGGCATTCTTTGCAGCGAACCGACCCGATCCACCATTACAGGCTTTGCACTGCCGGTAAGCATTCTTCTCTTCAAAGCGCAATTCAGGACGAGCGCCAACCCCCATGAAATGACCGCAATCCCACTGGCCGCCAAAGATCATGGGTGGGTGATAAGTGCCGCATGATGGGCATGGTTTACCCTCGTCGCGTTCACGGATAAAGGCATTAAAGGCTGACTGGGCTTTTTTGATGTAGTCGCCACGGGTAAGCAGCGCCTTTTTGCGCATCTTCAGCTTGTCCTTCTGTTCCGCCTCCGCTTTTTTTTGTTTCAGCGCCCTGTTGTGGGCTATAGCACAGAGCGGGCCACAAACCTTTTGCAGGTTGCGGGCCGGGGTGAAGGTTTCACCACAGCTGGCGCACTTCTTCGATTTATTTACCTTCACTTTTTGCCTGGCTGGTTTCTTCACTGTTTCATCCCCCGGTGAAATACCCACTCGAATACTTCTGAGCCGTTAAGCAGCAGATCATTAAAATCACCCTGCGCAGGCCAGCGCACGGAGACACTTTCCAGATCATTCTTCGCATGCAGATTTGCCGCAGCGCATTCAAAAGCAGCGGCATGACCTGCTGCGTTGGCGTCAGAGTCAGCAAAAATGATGAGGTTCTTTACCCCGGCAGGAACGCGGAATTTCTTCATGAAGGCGGTAGTCATCGTCGCCCAGGTGTTGCACTTCGTGATCTGGTGGCAGGCCAGAGCCGTTTCGATCCCTTCAGCAATTCCCAGCGTTGAGGATGTTGGGAACATGCGAATAGCAACGGATTTGGCATACTCTAAATAGCTATCCTCCTGCAGTTTCATCATCTTCTTGGCTGCTCCTCCTGTTTGCGCCTTCTTATCACCGTCAAGCAGGGTGCGGTGCAAATAACACAGTTCCCCGCGGTCATCTGTAGCCAGCGCATAAATAGCCTGGAGGTTCTTTCCATCTACTGGCTGTTTATCGCAGTACTTGATGCTCTCTGCTGGGAGGGAGTTAATACCGCGCCCCTTCAGGTAGCTATCTGCACCGGTACCACGGAGAGGGATGAGCTTCGAAAACTTACGGCTGACTTTGTCACGTTGTTGTGCCAGAGATGTACGCACCGGATTTACTCTGGTCCGATCCGAGGTGTAGGTGTTCCCGATCAGCCTGTCTATTTCCGAGGCCAGAACCTTAAATTCTTTGCCAGTCTTGGCAGTCAGCAACGCCCAGCCATCGCCAGAGCCACAAACGCAGATATATGACCCGGTGCCGTCTTTATCATCACAGCGAAATTTACCTGTACGGCCACAAAGAGGGCACTCTCCTTTGAGATGGTTTTTCCCGGTAATACCTGGGAGGCCATAGTATTTGTATATTTCCGCCCAGCGACCAATAGCAGCTTGTTTGGTATTCATGCGGCATCTCCTTCTTTCTCTTTTCTCTTCGCAAAGGCGATCTGTTTTGATTTGATGAAATTCGTTACTTCAGGCGTGATCTGTTGCGGGGTGTGATGTAACCCCCGAGGCCATACTGAAAACTTTTGTTTGTAGGTATGCGCACACCAGCCATCACTGACCGGGCGTCCCTGCGCTGCACGGGTGCGCTGGTAAAAAAGAATCTGAGACCACCAGGATTGCTTCTGCTCAGCGGTATATTTGACTTCCGTTTTGCTTACCTTTTTCAGCCCACGGGATTTATCTGTTTCGACGTCTTCCCCGGCGAGCGGTTTAAAACCACATTTCGGGCAGATGTAAATCCCGGCTGGTTTGACGTAGTGGCACTGGCTGCATTCTTTCGGCAGCTTTTCCGCTTCATCAGTCTTTACGGCTCTCTGCGGTGCGTCTTCCATGCCATCAGACGATGAAGGGAGATAGTCGTATTCAATATCGTCGGGATAGCCCAGCTTATTAACCGTGCCTGTGTGGTCGAAGATGAGGCAGTGATCTTTACCAGGGGCGGCACGCAGGCCACGCCCCAGAATCTGAATCCAGCGCATTTCGCTTTTGGTTGGCCGGGCAAAGATAATGCAGCGAACATCACTATCAAAACCGGCTACCAGAACACCAACGTTAATGATGATTTTGGTTATGCCCTGTTCGAAGCGGCGGATCGTTAGCTGTCGTTCGTCGTGCGGTGTGCTGGCTGTCATAACTTCAACCGTCACGCCAGCGCTGGCAAATTCAACCGTAACAAAATTGGCGTGAGCGACATCGACGCAAAAACAAATCGTCGGGCGGTCTTCGCCGTTCTCCAGCCAGTTTTTCACGATGTCGCCTACCAGCTTGGCTTCGCTCATTACCTGGCTGAGCTGGTTTTCTTTGTAGTCGCTGCCATAGCCTGCTACGTATGATGTTTCCACTTTGGACAGATCAGGATGCGACGGCGCATAGAACTCATATTTGCTCAATGCACCAATGGCGATCAGTTCCTTCATCGTCGTTGGCTTAATCAGGCGCTGGTAGTAATTGCCCAGGAACTTAGCGAAAGGCGTACCGGAAAGGCCGATCACCTTCGTTGCTGTGTTGCGAGTGAGATTGTCGATAACCTCCAGCAGTTTTTTGCGCTTCAGGTGGGCTTCATCAACGATCAACAGGTCGATATTGTCCGGGAACTCACGGCGAATCAGCGTATCCGCACTGGCAATCTGGATTAGAGCTGTGGGGTTGTATGACGGGTGATCACGCCAGACATAACTGATTTCTTCGCCAGGAAGGCCGTATTCCATGAACCGGGCTGCGGTCTGGTCCAGCAGAACCGTGTACGGAGCCACAAACATTACGCGCATTTCACGGCTGACAAAGCCATCTGTGATCAGCGCTGCTATTGCTGTTTTACCGAATCCTACAGGGGCGTAGAGCATGAAGGAGTTATTCTGTTTCCAGGCGCTGCGCAGCATGTTTAACGCGACGACCTGTTTTTCGCGGGGCTGGATGTTAAGCATTAGCAGTCACCTCCCCGAAGGCCATAGCCACCAGCTCGGCGATGACAAACTTAGTGCGCTGACGCTGAACCGACAACGTAACGGTTTTGGTCCCGTCTTTGCGCTGGCGGCCTTTAAGAAAACCGCCGTGAATGTGTCGAATAAAATATTCAGAGTTAGCCAGGCGCGGAACACTGCGTACCCGTCCGAGATTGCTGACTTCGTAGGCTTTGGAATACGGCTCAACCGGAACCGGGGCCCATTTTTCGTTAGCGTCTGAATAAATCATTTTGGCTCCTTTTGGATATCTAAACGTCCGAACTTCCAAGCGACGTTTTCAACCCCATACAGTGATCTATCTGTTAGATCGTTCTCTTCTGGTAAAGCTGTTCCAGCCCTTCGGGCTAAAACCCAACACCGCCCCCTTTCCCCCAACCCAGATTCAGAAAATCAAACCCTGGGTGGGAGCGACGTATATCCCCTAACCGCTGGGGTATACCTCGTGCAAAACTCTCGCAATCGGCGGTTTGCCGTCCGTCGTGCGGCGTTCTGCTGCCGGAATGACACCGGCTCTGCATCAAACGCTTCCTGGTACGCCTGCGCATACGCCATCGCGATTTTTTCCCGCATACCTGCCGGGAGTGTTGCCAACTGCTCTTTAATCCACGGGGCGTCCTCACGAGCAAAAACCGTGGGCATAGTCACGTGGAAATATTCGTCCTGGTACATTGGCCCTCCTGCTTCACTTCTGTGAGCCGGGCAATAGACTGATTAGTCTGGCGGTCGGGAAACCTGATCAGGGGCGCAGAAAACCCGGAATAACAGAGTCAGGTGCTCCTGCCATTTGGTCATGACCTGGTAGCTGTTCTCTTCAATTTGAGCGCGTTCGGCAGCATCAATAACACCATCAGCAGTAGCTTTTCGGATGTACTGCGAGTGCCTGCCAATCCATTCAATAGATTCCATCAGACGCTGGTTGATATCGGCGTTATCGACATCTTCCACATCAGCTAGCGGCACAAAGAGCCCATTGGAGTGACGAGCCACGGCATTTGCGATGTGATTTGAGCCACCAGCAGCTTGTAAAACCATCGCCCAACCCAGAGGGAAGATTTGATCGCCGTTGGTCCGAAGCCGGTTATGCAGTGGGTCGGTAGCCGGAGTTACGTCATCGGACTTATAAACCCCGAGAATTTCAGCAGCTTCGTCATATCCACCCGATAAATCAGCAATAGTTCTTCTTATCGCGGCCACCAGCCATGCAGGTTGTCGTTCTACTTTCCATTCAGGTTCATTACCCACGATTTCACCTCTTGAGTTGTGGTTATGATTAAGCAGCAGAAGTAATAACCTGAGTCTTGTTGTCAGGAAGCCCATCATTGGGATTCGGATAGATATCAGGCCGTAGCTGATGGGGAGTAATAATCCACCCGCCAAGTTCGCATAGCTGCAAAACGCGCTCAGATGGGACCTGATCGTTAATGACCCAGTTGGCTACTGACTGGGTAGACTTGAAGCCAAAGCTACGCGCGACCTCTGATAAAGACCGCCCTGCTGCCTTAATCGCGGCTTCGGTGGGTGAATTGGACATGAAAGACTCCTCTAGTTGATAGAGGAATAATACTACTTAAAGTAGAAAGATCAACTACTGAAAATAGAAATGACGAATTACTGCCAATTACGTAATCTTCTACCTATGGTAGAAGAACAAAAGTATCCAGATTTTGCCGCCCGCCTGAATGGGCTGATTTCCATGAGCGATATCTCAATCACTCAGTTATCAGAAAAGACTGGTGTAACCTATGAGATGGTTAGGCGCTATACGCTTGGGACGGCAAAACCAAGAACTCCAACAATGCGGAAGCTTTCTGCAGTTTTGGGGGTGGACGCGGCATATCTTGAGTATGGCGTTGGTAAGCCCTCGGAGGGTGAAGCGGTGAAGCCTATTGCCAGCAATCCATTGCAGGATGTTTATCGCGTTGAAGTACTTGATTTAACAGTCAGTGCGGGCCCCGGAAACTACATGATTTCCGACTATGTTGAAGTGCTTTACGCCATTGAGTTCACTACAGAGCATGCGCGGGCGCTCTTTGGAAATCGCGATCCTGCAGATGTTAAGGTTATGACCGTTAACGGCGATAGCATGGCCCCTACCCTTGTGTCGGGCGATCGGCTGTTCGTTGATGTATCGGTTCGGAATTTTCAGACTGATGGCGTCTACTCATTTGTCTATGGGAAGACTTTCCATGTTAAGCGCCTGCAGATGCAAGGTGACAAGCTAGCCGTTCTATCTGATAACCCAGCCTATGAGAAGTGGTACATCAACGAAGATACTCAAGATAATCTTTATGTAATGGGTAAGGCCCTGATTCACGAGTCTATAAAATACAATCGCTTATAATTGAAAGTCTCAAAAATTAGTTAGTACGAAAAGCATGGATAAAACTACAGATTCCCTTTTAGGGAATTTAACTTATACTTCCCAAAAGGGGAACTTAAGCCTACTATGAAGGTCAGAGGATTAGAGGAGCTTCATAAGTTCATTAGAAAGCACAGCCAGGCAAAAGGCGCTTTAGACGCATGGTACGATGAGGTATGCCGAGCTGACTGGAAGACTCCTCAAGATATCAGAGATAGATTTAACCATGTAGATTTTAGGCCAAAAAACAGAGTCATCTTTGATATCAAGGGGAATACCTTCCGCTTAGTTGTGCACGTAATTTATGTGGCGGGTGTAGTTGTAGTGGAAAAAGTAGGGACACACTCAGAGTATGACCGGTGGAGGTTATAGTTATGAACAGATGGCGGATAATCAAAAGCAAAGAAGAATATGACACCGCAATGACCAGACTGTTAGAGCTGGCTGATACAGACCTTGACGAAGGCTCTGATGACTTTGATGAATTTGAGCTTCTTAGCCTGCTGATTGGTCATTACGAAGATTCAAACTTTAAAATGGACAAGCCCACCCCCATTGAAGCGATTAAATTTCGTATGGATCAAAGTGGCTTAACTCAAGCTGATATGCGCCAGTATCTTGGCTCGTCTTCTAAAGTATCAGAAGTGCTAAGTGGAAAAAGAAAACTAAGCCTGACCATGATCCGTAGGCTGCATGATGGTTTGGGAATTCCTGCCGATATTTTGATACAAGATACAGACGATGTTGAATGGTCACCTATTGCTTTCAGTGTCGAATCTTTAGCAATTGCATTCGGAGATGTATGCAAGGTTCCATCTGATAACCTGAGTTTTGATAAAGTTAGTCAAACAGTTATGGACATGCATCTGAGCGCAAAACAGATTATTTCGGATTCATCTCAAGAAGTAGAGATTAACGCTATCAATGATGACATCCAAGTATATTGCTATTAACTAAATGATTTTAAACATAAAACATGAAAATCACTCCATTAGGTAACAAGGTCTACACGATTTCACTTTCGCGCAAGACAGAGTCCGAAACACCTAAAAAAGGGAAAAAAGGTCAGAAAGGTGAGAACGTTACACTCAAGCTAGACAATGAGCTATTCCTCAACAAAACAGATACAAAGCTATTTAGATCAAGATACAAGGTTCTTGTTTCTATTGATGGTCGAATAGATATCAATCTTGTTTACGATTTCGATTTCAAAGCTGATGAGGATGTGGATGTCTCACTTGCTAAAAGCTTAATTGTTCGGTCCCAAATACCAACTTATGCATACCCGTACATAAAGTCTTACTTGGAGCATTTTCTAATGATGTCTGGTTATGGTCGTGCTCCATTACCTTTCATCGATTTCGTCGAAAGCCCCATTCCGATGACAGACTGATCATTAAGGGTCCGCAAAATGCCGGGCCCTTAAAATTTCCCTTCTCTTACCAATTTCGCAGCATCACGCAACACGCCTTTGTGAATTGTGTTGCCCACTTCACGGCGCTTCTTCTCCAAATACTCCGCCATTTCGGCTCTGCTGACCTCTTCGCCTTTCAGTATTAGCCAGATTGCGGCTTCACCGACCTCGCCAGCTATGAATGCTGGCCGCTCATTTTCCCAATCGCTTTCCATTTTGCAACCCTCACTGGTGTTTTTTTAACCACAACACACTGTAAGCGCATAAATAAATTCAACTTTAAATCAATGACATGATAAAACACCCCTACATTTTCTACTTTTGGTTGTTGATATTTCCTACTTTAAGTAGGAGTATCTATCCATCAACGGCGGACAGATACCCAACCGTAAACGTTACGAACGGAGTCCGCTGTAGCAATACCGCTCTTTAACAATTTGGACACTTACAGCGTCAATGACCTGTTTAGACCCCTACACGTAAACGTGGCGTAGCACCAGGCGCGATCCGGTTGGTGTGAGGTTATCCCCGCGCGAGAGCGAGAACGGCGTGAGAATGGGCAACACTGGTGGGTAGTTGACGCTGATACAACTGAGAGGAGTAACGATTATGAAGTAGTAATGCGGATAGACCGTAATTGGATGCCTTTTAAGGCAGCGTGACGACGGCGTTAATCAGGTCGGGTTCCCACGGCGACGTAGTGAGGGAAAGGAGGCTTAAAGCATCACTGAGTAACCGGTTAGCGCCCGGTTAATGCGTAAGCAGCTTAAATGAATTGATGTGACTTAATCCAGCTGACCTGCCCCCAGAGTTAGATACAACCTTCAGTTAGTAATGTCGGTTGGTTTTTCTTCATATTTCCCGTTTCGCCAGCCCGCTGCAAATTCAGCCGGCGTCAGGTAATTCAGTGATGAATGTGGTCGACACTCGTTATAATCCAGTCGCCAGTCATTAATGATCTTCCTGGCGTGAACAATATCGCTGAACCAGTGCTCATTCAGGCATTCATCACGAAAGCGTCCGTTAAAACTCTCAATAAATCCGTTCTGCGTTGGCTTGCCGGGCTGGATAAGTCGCAGCTCCACACCATGCTCAAAAGCCCACTGATCGAGTGCGCGGCAGGTAAACTCCGGGCCCTGATCGGTTCTTATCATAGCCGGATAGCCGCGAAACAGCGCAATGCTGTCCAGAATACGCGTGACCTGCACGCCTGAAATCCCGAAGGCAACAGTGACCGTCAGGCATTCCTTTGTGAAATCATCCACGCAGGTCAGGCACTTGATCCTGCGACCTGTGGCCAGTGCGTCCATGACGAAATCCATTGACCAGGTCAGATTGGGCGCCATCGGGCGGAGCAGCGGCAGACGTTCTGTTGCCAGCCCTTTACGACGTCGTCTGCGTTTTACACTCAGGCCATTAAGTTGATAGATGCGGTAAACCCGCTTGTGGTTAACGCAAAGACCTTCACGTCGCAGAAGCTGCCAGATACGCCGGTAACCAAAACGGCGGCGTTCAAGTGCCAGCTCTGTGATGCGTAGAGACAGCTGCGCGTCAGCAGCCGGACGCTGAGCCGAATATCGGCAGGTTGACAGGGACAGACCTGCCAGCCTGCAGGCACGACGTTGCGACAGACCCTTAGCCTCGCACATGACTTCCACGGCTTCCCGCTTCTGGTCTGTCGTCAGTACTTTCGCCCAAGAGCCACCTGAAGCGCCTCCTTATCCAGCATGGCTTCAGCAAGCAGCTTCTTGAGTCTGGCGTTCTCTTCCTCAAGCGACTTCAGGCGCTTAACCTCAGGCACCTCCATACCGCCATACTTCTTACGCCATGTGTAAAAGGTGGCGTCGGAAATGGCGTGCTTACGGCAGAGCTCACGGGCAGAAACGCCGGCTTCGGCCTCGCGGAGAATACATATGATCTGTTCGTCGGAAAAACGCTTCTTCATGGGGATGTCCTCATGTGGCTTATGAAGACATTACTAACATCACGGTGTATTAATCAACGGGGAGCAGGTCACAGCCCCTTCCGTATGAGGGGGTTGGGCTGAATCCACCAGCAAAAAAATAACGATTATGTGGATGAAACATAAATCTATTTACTTAGATATTGGCCTCGGCTTTATCTCAATATTGTACGGATCAAAGCAAGCCACCAATTCAGTCCAATAAACATCCTCAATAGGAAACAAAATAACCGCCCCTTTCCACCGTGAAAAGGTTTTGTTTAGCACACCAAGCTGGATTAATTCTTCAATGTGAGGGAACACGGCTGTCGTAGTTACCTCTTGGCGACCGTCACTAAGCGCTGCGCATAGAACCATTGATTGTGCTTCCGTTAGATTTGCTATCACTGTGCGAATTTTGTTGTCTCTTGCTCTGCGTTCCCGCTTTCTTCGCCTGACTTGGTAGCGATTTAATGCAACTTTTGAAACCTTTTGAATATTAATGGCCAATAAAAAGGCTAAGGAAAAAATCAACAAGTGCAAAACATGAGGTATTCCTGTTTTCTCATCAACATAAGCAGCCCATGACTCTGGGATAAGCACCAAAAGTGCAACCCAAATGACGATCATGTACATGGTTCTTTCCAGAGGTTCATTGCTGAACACTCGCCCGAGAATTACGAGTGGATCCATTTCTATGCTCTCAAACTGTTGGGGGTTTGATGATCATACATGAATTTCTCGCTACGGGGGGGAAAGGGCTTTTTATAAACTTATCTTTGGCGGCTATCCAGTCTTCCACCAATCAAACAGAAGGAAGAGGATAATGTTCTGATGGGTAACCGCCCTTTTTCTTCTATGTGTCCGCTCCCGGTGTTGGCTGGGCTGCCCAACCCAGCGCGGGTTCAACTCCTGCCGGATACCTAATTAATCGGTGATTTATATGACCTTCCGTAACGTTAATTTCCCCTACGGCGATCTGATGCGCGTCCCTCGTGGTGTGCAGGCTGTTCGCAACCCTAAATCATTCGTTCGCTTCTGGCGGCAGAGCTGGTTGTACAGGCTTCTTACCCAGAAAGGCGATCCTTGCTGATAACTGGAGATAATTATGTCCGAAACCAAAAATACCACGCCGTTTAGCCAGCAGCTGGCGTACATCAACAAAGGCACTCTCGATGCCGAGCTGACCAAAGCGCTGGCCGAAGTCATCAAGGCTGTACGTGAAACGGGTAAAAAGGGAGCTGTGACCCTTACCCTTAACTGTTCAATGCTGAATACTCGTGACGAAAACACCATGAAGGTCACGCCAAAAGTAACCCGCACTATCCCGGAACTGGACCGCGCCGATACCATTATGTTCTCTACCGCTGATGGCGATCTGCTGCGTGATGACCCGGCGCAAGTTCAGATGGATTTGAAAGTTATCGAACAAGCACCGCAAGCTGCGCCTATTAAGCTGGCTCAGTAATCCCACCCTCTTTTTCAACTCACCTATCTAAAGGAATTATTCAATGTCTCAAATTGAAGGCTCTACCGTGCTTGATATCCGTGACCTGGTTGCGGCAACACTGAAAACGGACACTGATGTCCCGGCTGCTGTCGTGCCGGATGGCTTTGATATCAAATCGCTTGAAAGTCTCCAGGCTGTCCCATCCCGCATTCGCCAGATTACTAACCTGATTTCCCCCGGTTCGTTGATCGCTTATATCCAGCGATTCCGTGATGAGCGTTCTGTTGTTTTCGCTGATAAGACCAAAACACGGATCGTCGCGGTGCTGGACTTCCACCAGAACGCCGATAGCCCCCACTGGGGAACGCACAAAGCGGTTTATGACTGCCCTTTCTCTGATGAATGGAAGGCCTGGTCTGCAGCTGATGGTAACAAGATGAACCAGATTAATTTTGCTGAGTTCCTGGAAAACAACATCCAGAATGTTGCGCCGGTCGGTGATAACTACTCGGGTCCGTCTGGTACTGAACTGCTGGAAATGGTTCTCGCGTTTCAGGAAACCCGTAAATCTGAGTTCAAATCAGTTAAGCGCCTGACTGATGGTACCTGTCAGTTCCAGTACAGCGATGAGAAATCCGGTTCAGGTAACACAAAAATGCCGGAAAAAATCAGCCTGGCAATTTCTCCATTCCATAACGGCTCACCGTACCAAATCGATGCGCGCATTCGCTACCGCCTGCGCGACGGTCAGCTGGTCCTCTGGTATGAGCTGATCGAGCCGAAAAAAATCATTGAGCACGCCTTCCAGGAGATCGTAGCCGATATGGAAAACCAGCTCGGCGATGAACTGCCTATCTACGAAGGCTCCATCTAACCCCTCCATCCCGTGTGTTGTTTTATGCGCCTCCAGGTGGGGCGCATAGCGAAGCACTCCCTAATTCAAAAAGGTGACCATATGCCCAGCTTAGGCCAGCTCTATAACGATAAAGAATCCGGGTTAACTACCCGTAAAACCTATAACGTCCCGATCGCCTCAATTTATGCGGAAGAAGGTTACAACGTTCGCGAACTAAATCAGGCGCATGTCGATGAGTTCCGCGATGCGTTTATTGCCGGTGAATATATTCCGCCGCTGGCCGTAGAAGTTACGGAGCGTGGTGTGAAGGTGATCGACGGCCACCACCGCTATCACGGTGCGCTCGCCGCAATCGCTATGGGACACGATATTGTGCGCCTTGAGTGCAAAGATTTTGTTGGTACTGAGGCCGATAAGATCGCGTTTATGGTGACTAGCTCGCAAGGGCTTGCACTTACTCCCCTTGAACGTGGTGCAGCGTATCATCGCCTTCAGAATCAGGGATGGAGCCCGGTAGAGATTGCCGCAAAAGTTAAGCGTTCAGAGTCCGATATCCTTCAACATCTCCAGCTTCATGAATGCACCCCGTATATCAAAAAGCTGGTTCGCGATGGCTCTATGAACTATGCCATTGCTATTGGCATTTCTCGTGAACATGGCGTTTATGCAGACCGGGAAGCCGCCAGGCTGATGAAAAAAGCAGAAGCAGCCGGGAAAACGAAAGTCACAAAGAGCATCGCCAAGCCACAATTCAACGCAGGAAAGGCGCGGAAGTTTCTGGAGATCATCTCATCATGCAAAGAGACCACCAGCGGCGGACTGATCATTGAAGTACCACCAGCAATGCAGGCCGAGGTGCTGTCGATTCTTCAGGAATTCCGCTACGAAACATCGGCACCTGGGGAAGACGAGCAAAACAATGAACAGGCCTCATCATCAGAAGAAAGTGATGCCGCATGACAGAAACTATCCTCAAATGCCCTACCTGTGGGGCTTTAGCTCAATTCTCCTGGCATGGTCATAGCCCCTATATGCGTTATGGGGCTTTGCAATGTCCGCACAAACATCATTCTGTAAAGGTGACCTATCACGCCGATAGCATTGGTGCCGCGCGATTGAATCTTTTTCAACAATGGGAGGTATTAGTAAATGATTTTCAAAATTTACCGTGATCCCATTCTGCGAAAGACATTAATCCTGGATGCAATAGTTCTGGTTGGAACGGCATCGCTTTCTGCGCTGGGAATATGGCTGGTCAATCAATGGGTGGCAGCATGAATGTCAAATGCTTAAAAGATACCGAAGGATACTGGACGGAAGGTGAAATGTATCCGGCCCGTGTAGTGGCTGGCGGGTTTGTCCAAGTCGGCGACGATGACGATCCCAATGGCGAAGGCTGGAGCGCTGCACCAGTGGAATATCGGGACGATGGATCGATCGTTTATCAGGTCGGCGGTATTGAGGGTGAAGTGTTATTCGAGGAGGCCAGCCATGACTGATGCCCTGACGAAAGAAAAAATCATTGATGCTATGCGCAGTTCTACTGAGGGCTTCGCCTTCTTAATCGTCGATTCGTTGGAGTTTGAACTTAAGCGCCAGCTTACCGACGCTGAACAGCAGGAAGTTTCCACAGTTGTTGAACAGTTGGTTCTAACGTTTCCTGAACCATGTCCGCGCTGTGGCGTAACGTCTACCCGCCCGAATGGTGAGCATTATTGCCATACTAACAGCGTGAGGGCTGAATAAATGACCAATAACCAGTTAACAGACGCGCAAATTTCAAACGCGACACTCATTCGTTTAATTCGATGGGCTGATGAGTATAAAAGCCACTACGTTGCAGCTGCGTTGCGAGAGCTACAGGAACGCCGCAAGGCCGACAGCGAGCCGGTGGCGCTTCAACCTGAGCTGGCAAAAGTTATCTATCACTTCCGTGACTGGAATGAAGGATTTCCGGTTGAGCGGTTCAAGGCCGACTACGTCATTAGTTGGATGCTGGCAAATTATCCGCCAGCGCAACCAGCAAAGGACCGAGAGCAGGTACGCCGCGAGCACGCAGAGTGGTCACAGGCAACATTCGGTAATATCGGCCCGGTTGGCCCGCTGAAGCACCTCAGCAAAGAAGCACTGGAAGCCGCTGCCGAGCCTGGCGACCTGTCGGAGTGGGCTGATATGCAGTTCCTGCTGTGGGACGCCCAGCGCCGTGCAGGTATTACAGATGAGCAGATTACCCAAGCGATGATCGATAAGCTGGCGGTAAACAAGCAGCGCTCATGGCCGAAGCCAAAAGACGGGGAGCCAAGGCTGCACATCAAAGAACAACCTCGTAAAAAAGTAGACCGCTGTGATGTTTGTACTGAAGATGCTGGCGGCGGGTGTGGGACATGTGCTTTTAACGGTAATCTTTAATGAGGTGACTATGACTAGTAATGATTTTATGGAAGAAAAAGAAGTGTTTGCTCTTCTTGGTAAGAAAAAAACTGCTGTTTGGAGATTACGAAAGGATCACGAATTTCCGCAGCCGGTTCTCACTTATCCTACACGTTACAGCAGAAAAGCAGTTTATAAATGGATAGAGGAAGGTGGTGTAAATCGCCACCTATTAACTTGTGCTGGGAAATGAAATTCATTCTTTCAATAAAGTATTCATTGATTAATGTTCTTGTCGGCACTCTCCGTTCTTTTTTTCTCCTCTCTGTTTTTTTTTAGATTTTCTCTATATTTATCTAGAATAGGGACTTCGCCATGAACAAGATTGCTTGCCTCTTCTGTCCCGGCATCCCAGATTGCATCACGTTTTTCTTTGCCTGCAAATAATGATACTAAACCAACGCTAATCGCAATAACAATTATACTAGCGAGAATACCAGCAACAGCGTCTCCAAGCTTACCTAATACCCAAGAAGTTTTACTAGATTTACTCTCCGAACTGGTTTGCACTTTTTTAATAAAAGCCTTAACTATTTTTAATTCTATTTTATTAGTGTATTTAGCATGAACACTATTTGCTTCCGCATGAAACAGTTTTTGCAAAACTTCATTGCCAACAATTGTTTCATGGTATTGTTTTAGTTCCAATTCAATTTCATGCTGGCTTTTCCCCTCCGCATGCAATTGATTTGCACGTTCATTTTTAGCAATGCAATAAATAGCATACGCCAGCAATTGAACCGTATCAGTCTTATCCTTTACTAAGATATCAAACACATACTGCTTGTTTTGGGTAGCCATAATAAATTCCATAAAAGCCAATACTGGCAAAAAATCACTTATTGTTTTTATGCAGTTCTATATTAACTTTATGAACAGCTTCTGTGATTGCTTTATTTAATGCATCACGATAAAAGTCTTCATTTTTACTCAGTAAAAAATGTATTATTTTCTTCCAGAAAGGCTGCGTCACTTTGTAAGCCAAAAGCTTCCCTTTCTTCATCTCATTTATTTTACTTTCGGATTTAATTAACAATGCCCGTGCATCATTTTTTGCTTTCATTAAAGATCTGACGTGTGTCAAATAATCCTGCGTAATCTGCTCTGATTTAATCTCATCAGTTTTTCGCTGTATTATTGAGATACTATTAACGATGTCATTAATTTTTGAAACTGACAAAGTTAAATCATTCTTTAAGTTAATTGAATTTATGGAGTTTGTGTTAACCCCAATTGAGCTTAAAGCTTTCTGATTTTTATCAATAATATTTAACAATTCTTTATTTCTATTCAGCGTAGCCACAAGATTAGTATTCATACTAGAAGTTGATAGCATTTTTAAATTAATACTATATGGCGAAGATATTTTTGTGCAAGCATTAAATGACTCAATTATTTTCGAGTTTGCTTTTAACGAAGCAGCTAATATTTCAGTACTTTCATTTAATGACAAAGCTGTAATCTTTACAAATTCAATTTCTTTCGCTGTTTCAAACAGTTGCTGAAAGGTAGGCTGGCGTAAAGCTAAAGCTCGATTAGCATTTTCTAATGCTTCATTTAGAGCTTGAGTTTTTGTGAACTGGGTCAATTCTTCTTTTTTTCTTACAATTACTTCACGCACTGCACTTGGTGTTACATCCACAGCTTTTGCAGCCAAACCAGCCGATGTGACGTCATTGGGTAACATCATTGTTTTTATGGATTTTTTTGGTGATTCAAATTTGGTTGCGTGAGCCATGTATCATCCCCCCCTAATTTTAAGAGTTTAACATGCACCTATTAAAATGAGGATTGTTTTTTATTAACACAAACCTTACTATATATAGTTAAAAATAACAATCACTACACTACATGTAGACTAAAGCATGACAAGTCAAATATGTAACACATAGCGACCCACTATTTTTGATAGGTAAATTAGTCAAATTAACATTCATATCTGCGTGAAGTAGTAAGTACTTCATGCTTTTCTCAGTATATTCACATTCCACAGTATCTTATCAACATAAAGCTCATAGGCCTCTTTCTGTTCCACCAGCCAATCGTGTTTGTTATACACCGCCATAACTCCTCCCAGTTCATGCCCCAGCATCTTTTCGGTGACATGGGGCATAACCCCCTCGCCTGACAAGTTCGTTACCAGCGAGCGCCTGAAGTCATGTGTTCGCCACTCTGGTATATCAATTTTATCCCTTAATTTTTTCATATAGAGATTTGCTGACGAGCGATCTATAGGCTTGTCCAGTTCCTGGCCGGGAAACAGAACATCATTTCCAGCATTGAGGAGCCTTTCAACAAAAGGTTTCACCTGGTCAAACACCGGGCGACGGATAACGTTACCCATCTTTGAATGTTCTGCTGGAGTCGTCCAGATAAGATCATCCATATTGAACTCACTGGCAGTAGCAAGGCGCAGCTCTGATAGCCTGGCTCCCCACAGCAAAAGCAGCTGGTGAAGAACCTTGTTAGACGTAACGATTTTGTTGTTCTCCAGCGCCAGCCAGATTTTAGCCAGCTCGGTATACGTCAGAACCCGGCTACCCACATCAGGTTTTTTGCCAATGGTCTTAACGCTAAGCTTCAGAACTTCGCACGATGGGATCAACTGGCGGCTGATACACCAGTTCATGACAGAACGTAGCTGTAGAAGAAGCACCCTGGCCTTTTTGCTGTTCTTCTTTTCCTGCTTATCAAAGAAACGCACCCATGCAGAAACAGGAATGTTTACTACCGGAGCGTCCGGGAATTCTGTGTACATCGTGTTGTACACAACTGACTTGTACAGCGTCTGAGTGTTCGGCTTCAGCGTTTCAACATACTTGCTCCACCACTGATCCAGGCACTCTTTGAGAGTCAGCTCGCCATCTTCTTTGGCAAAATAATTTTTCGGGTTTAGCCCCTTGAGGTACAATTCGCGCATCTCACCGACGACAACGCGCGCCTCCTTGAGAGACATAGCGGGATAGCGGCCAATGGAGAGGCGAACGGGCTTACCGTTCCAGCGATAACGAAACTGAAATGTGATCGTGCCTGTGGGAGTTATGCGTACACTCAGCCCGTCACCATCTGTGACCTCAGCTGCGCCGCTGTATGGCTTAGCATTGATGCTACGGAGTTTGGTATCACTAAGGGCCAC